TTGAGCGGAACCTCATAGGGCGTTAGCCCCGGAGGGTTGCTGTGCGTATTTTACGAGTACGCTACTCGGCCCTGGCGATAACCTGACACCCCATTGCGGGGCACCAGAATCGCATCGCGGAGGACTCGACAGGGTTTGTCGATACCTTGTTGGGCTTCAGTCACAAGTTGCAACATATTCGTGACCTGACCCTCCGCAGATCCATAAAGGGCAACCGCCATTTGTACCTCAGGAGAAAATCTAGAGAGCTTAATCCGTTTAAGGACCGGCCTCCATACGGCTACGTAACGGATGCCGAAGCGTTCCGTTACCACCCACTTGTGCTGCACGTCGTGTATCACAAGGTCCCCCAAAGCAACTGGCCCACGTAGTCGCCGTACATTAGCCGGCAGAGCAGCCAACGCACGATTTCGAGCACGCTCAAAGCGTTTACCTCCCAAAACTCGGGAGGCTGCCCGCAGACCGTTGACGACTGAAATCCATTCATGAGGAGCATTCGGTGCTTTATCCAGGTAATAAGGACGAACACCGAAGCCGGCGAAGAAATCACCGCCGCAGCTCTCTCTAAACGGACCCGTGGAGAAACTCTTCCTCTCATTCGGGACAAACCCGAAGTACCGCAACGCAGAAACAACCTCGCGCGCGGCGTGGGATGGGTACAGTATATCGTCCCCATAGACATGCACATCAGACCCGATCTTACCGTTGCACGCCACCGATGTAATGGCGGCGAACAGCAGCGTCTCGAGTTCAAATGTAAAGCCGTTTCCCATTGAGGAGAACTTCTCAAGCCTGACCCACTTTCCACCGATTAGGGTGTACGGCGAGCGCAAGCAGTCCAGCAGCTCGAACCACTCATCTGGCAACATCGCCTGGACAAGGGTCTTTGCTATAGTGTCACTAGCGGATGACAAATCTAGAGTCGCTATCTCGTTGCTCAACGAGCCCACGCGTGCCAAAGCGCGGTGGAGGTCTTGACCGTGGTTCAGGTCGATACCATAGCGATGAAGGCGTTTCCGTATTAGACGGCCTAGGGCAAGCTGCATAGCAACATTCACCCCGGGCTCGATACAGATGCCCCTATCTTTTGTTGCGTCTTTGGGCACCGTTGTGAAGCGGTTTCCACGGACACGGAGATAGGTAGATTCATCACTGGCAAGACGGGCTCGCCCCCACGCTGTGTTGTACACAAACGGAAGGAGGTCCACCGCATCACCAGTTACAGCAAACTGCAGAGAAAATTTGTCCGCCAAAGTCAGGCTCTTGGCAAACTGATGTCCCTTTGACTCGAAGATAGCACCTGGTCCGAACCGAATCTGAAGCCCCTGAGGAAGGGGTCCCAAAATCCGGGCAATCAGAGTTTTCACCTTGTCCACGAATGGAACGAGGCGGCTTGTCGTCGGCGTGAAGCCGAAGTTATCGACGAAGCACTGAAGGCGGCGGTTCGTATGGAAGCAAAGTTGCTCCGCTTCCCAGAAACCAGTCACTGCGACTTCCTTGCACCTGCTCTTTTGGTTGACTCCCTTGAGGGGAATACCGGGGAACTTGCGCAACAGCTCGATAGATTGAGCATCCCTATAGTACTTGTCAGCACCGAGGGAGGAGTCGAGGTAAAGCTTAGGGTCAGGTCTCATTACAAGATACTGGTCCCACTCACCATACTTTTGTCGGAGGTAAACCCCCAACGCAATAGGCGTATCGAGGTCGGCGTATAACGCGCGCGACATGTCGACAAGTTGCTTGTCTAACATTGCATTTCTCCAGCTTGGTTAATCGTCCTGCCGGCTGTTAGGCCGGGGCGTATCCCGATGCGATGATTTCTTGAGGCAGTGATGCCTTGAGCGTATTGGCCAGCTGGGCCGCAAACTCATCAATCGCAGTCGAAGACATGTTGGTCGGAACGACAGCCTGCATGTTCATAATCGCTGTTGCGAACACAGTGTCCACACCGTTTACTTGCACGATTTCCGGGTACTTCAGAACAAACGAAATATTCCGGGCCGTGCGGTTGGCGTTGAACCGGCTCTGCGACTCAAACGTGGGGCGGAGATTTGCCCGGGCACTGGCTACAACCTGACTCCAACGGGCGGGAGTTTTATCCCCCGCACTTGGCGTCAGCTGCGTCCAGGTTACATCAGTGGTGCCATCTTTCTTCTTGACGGTGATATTTGCCATATTCGGCATGGTGTATACTCGCTTGGTTTTTTATCCGGCACGCCGGAAGACTGAGAGAAGCAGCGCTATTGAAGTCGCTGCACGGGTAATACTGAGGCGGATTGGCACATCAAACAGCAGAGTGATGGGTTCTTTCAACCGAGGCAGTCGTCCGAAGAAGACAGCTCGATTAACAGAGGAATAATGCACGCCCTGGTATAGGGACAAGTCACTACCTTCCACACGTCTCAACCATGATGTCCGTCCATTGCTCAACTGGATACCGGCGCCGAAGGTGAAATTCCGGAGGTAATCGCCGATAGGAATGAACCAGTTGATGATGAACGAAAATGGGATCAAATCCCACGCCACAGCAGCCGGGTTGATTAGACCTAACTGCTCCAACAACAACAGGTTCGGGTTAGTCACATAAAAGTTCGCCTCGTATTCTACTCGAGACGTACCTTCATTTTTGAACAAGTAGTAAGGAGAACTACCACTCGTATTAGGACTTCCCTCGCTATAATTGTCGGTGTACCTCACCGTTGCCCGGCCATTGCCAACACCATCGCCAAAATCCCGGTTTAGGATCTTGAGAGCAGTGTAGATGTCCCCCACAAGCGGGGCCCATCCCAACCAATACTCAAGCCAAATCGCGGATACATCTTTCGGGATGCTCCAGAAATCTCGCCTGGTATGGTGCAGCTTTGGACGAACTTTTAACACGCGACACATTTTACGCAGGCC